ACAGTGCAATGACCGGAAGTTACTACGAAGGCAAAGAAACCCGAACTCAAGAAGGCGATGCACTTCTGGCAAGAATAAAATCATTGGCTTTGCTCAGATGACATAAATACACTTGACATGTAGACAGAAAGCGCATATACTACTACAGTGTTTGCGCTTTTTTGTTTGTGAGTCACAGGCAACAAAAGATCTAAACATTAGATAGGCAACATAACATAGGCAACTTATTAAGGAGAAAAAACTATGGCATCATTAGCAGAAATTAGAGCACGTTTACAGGCAGCAGAAGGCAACAAAGGCGGAAGCCAAACAGGTGGAGACAATTCAATTTATCCACATTGGAACATGGAAGAAGGGCAAAGTACAACACTGCGATTCCTTCCCGATGCAAATACAAAAAACACATTTTTCTGGCAAGAACGAGCAATGATTCGTTTACCTTTCGCTGGCATCAAAGGCGAAATGGATAGCAAGCAAGTGTACGTACAAGTACCTTGTGTGGAAATGTGGGGCGAAGCCTGTCCCATCTTGGCAGAAGTGCGCACCTGGTTCAAGGACAAGAGCCTTGAAGAAATGGGTCGCAAGTACTGGAAGAAACGCAGTTACATCTTTCAAGGCTTTGTGCGTGAGAATCCCTTGAGCGAAGATAAGACACCAGAAAATCCCATTCGACGTTTCATCATTGGGCCACAAATCTTTGCCACTATCAAAGGTGCGCTGATGGATCCTGAACTGGAAGAAATGCCTACAGACACATTGCGTGGCCTGGACTTCCGTGTGTCCAAGACTGCCAAAGGTGGCTTTGCTGACTACAGCACAAGCAAGTGGGCACGTAAAGAATCAGCACTAACCGAAGCTGAACAGGCTGCAATTGCCACACATGGTTTGTTTGACTTGAGCACATTCCTGCCCAAGAAGCCTGGTGATGTGGAGTTGAAGGTTATCAAAGAGATGTTTGAGGCCTCAGTGGATGGACAACCATACGACACAGAACGTTGGGGTCAATACTTCCGTCCTGCAGGTGTACAAGCACCCGGTGGTTCAAACGCCAGCCATGCTGATGAGGACACTCCTGCACCAGCAGTCAAGCCTGCACTCAAAGTGGCAGCACCTGCACCAGCAAGTGACTTTGATGAAGACGATGTTCCTGCAGCAGCCGCACCAGTGGCCAAATCTGCAGCCTCAGGTCAAAATGCCCAGGACATCCTGGCCATGATCCGTAGCCGTCAAGCCAAGTGATGCGAACAGCTCTGGACTCAGAGCTGTTTCCTAAACTTTGTGAAGTGGTAGAAATACCACTTCACAATCAATGGGTTTATCTAATTCAGAAAAACGGAAGCAGCAGTTTGAGATTTCAACAGTCAAGAGACAATCTTGCGGTATTCACCAATGACGAAATAAGTACTCTTGACTATGTAGATGTGTATATTCGTAATCCCCGGGCCAGATATGTCAGTGGAATCAACACTTACTTGCAAAATCTTCAACGCGACCACCCTGAATTAGATTATTTGACTGCATTTTGGTTTGCTAAACACTACAAGTTTTTGAATACACATTATTTGCCACAATTTTATTGGGTGGCAAATCTCAGCAAGCATCTGCGTAAAGACACAAAAATACGTATTAGAGATTTTCAAAAAATTAATCAAATTATTGATATTAAGATTACTCACTTACAGATTATTGCTGCTGATAAAAAATTCATTAAAAAATTGTTTGAAGATGATATCAACATTGAACTTTGGTTGTTTTTAGATCAAATATTGTTGGATCTCTCAGGTCAAGAAATGACTTGGTCGCAACTGCTAGACCATTACCAACACTATCACCCTGACATTATAAAACATGTATTGCCCTAGATTAGATCATTTTGTTCGCTTTAATTTTGATGGTACAATCAGTCGTTGCGGACACATGAATAACCCACCACAGTTTCAAACTCTACAACAAATGGATTCCAGTACTTGGCTTGCAGGTGTTCGCAATAACATGAGCCAAAATGCCTGGCCAGACGAATGCACTCGTTGCAAAGAAGTTGAACAAATTGGAAACAAAAGCGTTAGACAACAATCATTGGACAGACATGCACATTTACTAGACGCCAGATCAGATTATCTTGTGTTAGGCGGTGTGTTGGACAATGTGTGCAACAGCGCATGCCAAACTTGCAATGAAAAATTAAGTACAAAGATAGGCAGTTTGTCCACTAAAGATTATGTCAAGATCAACAACAGTGAGTTGATTGATACATTGCCGGTAGAACGCATTGTACAAATAGACATCAACGGCGGAGAACCCAGCGCCAGTCCCAATTACTTGAGATTGTTGGAAAATTTGCCACCAAATGTCAAATACTTACGAGTCAATACTAATGGCAGTCGAGTGTTGACTGTGTTGTCCAAAATAATAGACCGTGGAGTCAAAGTCACTGTGACTGTGAGTTTAGATGGCATTGGTCAGCGACATGACTATGTGCGTTGGCCTGTAAAGTGGCAAAACGTTGAACAAAATATCCAAGCATATCAAGCCATGGGCTTGTATGAGTTGAATACCTGGACCACAGTAAGTGCATTGAATATTGGTGATTTAAAGAATATTTTTTCTTATGTAGAACAAAATGGATTAAAAAATTCATGGGCACTGTTGGAAACTCCCGAAGTGCTGAATGTTAAACATAGCAATCATTTAACAAGAACGGCCGACGTGCCCAATGAATTAAAAAATATTGTGGCAACAGGAGATGATAACAGTGTTGAACTGCAATTGTTTACCGATGCACAAGATCAGTTGCGTGGCATTGAACTTTGGAATTATTATAAATGAAAATAGCAATCACAGGAGCCACCGCAGGTATAGGTCAAGCATTGGCTAAAGTATATCAATCACAAGGTCATGAAATTGTTAGCCTCAGCCGACGCAACGGGCACAACATTCGAAATATTTCCAAAATAACAACACACATTGAACCATGCGATATGTTTGTCAACAATGCACAAGCTGGCTTTGCACAAACTGAGTTGTTGTTTGAAATGTACCGACTGTGGAAAGGACAACAAGGCAAATGTATCATAAACATCAGTACCATGATGACAACCCAACCGGTCAGCACATTGCCGGGTATACATATGATTGCGTACAGGAATCAAAAAATTGCCCTGGAAGAAGCACACTATCAATTACAACATTTACAAGATTGGCCAAAACTGGTATTGATCAGACCAGGTGCCGTGGCCACGCAACCAGGACAACTCAGTCCCATGCCATATGCTGATGTTGACCACTGGGCCCAAACAGTTGTGCGCATCTTGGACGCAGCCGGACCAGAGTTGGATGTAACTGAATTGTCGTTGGGCGTGAACTATGGACAGTAAAGAATACTTGACCAACCGTGCATTTTGTCCTGTACCGTGGACCAGCATCATGTACAATTTTGATGGCACAGTAAAAAATTGCATACGCAGTGCTGAGCCGATTGGCAATATCAACAACAACTCCATTGAAGAAATACTCAGAAATGACCATCTGATCAAAGCAGACATGAGAGCAGGACAAAAATTTGCTAGATGCAATCCTTGTTATGATTTAGAACAAGAAAAAAATAAGTTTGATATAATCAGTGATCGTGTGTTCTATCTCAAAGAACTGCGCAATGTAGACAATACATTGTATGATACCTCCAACTTTGCATTGCACACTGTGGACATACGTTGGAGTAATCTCTGTAATTTTGCCTGCGTGTATTGTTCACCAGAATTTAGCAGTAAGTGGGCCAGTGAACGTAACTTGACCATAAACACACCGTCGGATCAAAAACGTGAAGAATTCAAACAATATATTTTTGAACGTGCGGCACAGCTCAAACATGTGTATCTAGCAGGCGGTGAGCCGCTGTTGATGAAGGAGAACCTGGAATTTTTAGAACTGCTGAAAAAGGTCAATCCCAATATCAACTTGCGAATAAACACAAATTTAAGTCGTGTGGATACTCGCATGTTTGATTTGGTTTGCGAATTCAAAAATGTCCACTGGACGGTGAGTGTAGAGAGCATGGAACAAGAATTTGAATACATACGGTATGGTGGTGCCTGGCAAGACTTTTTGGATAATTTGTCTACAATCAAACAGTTTGATCACAAAATAACTTTCAACATGTTGCATTTCTTGCTGAACCATGTAAGTATTTTTAATTGTGTGGATTTTTTAAAATCACAAGGATTTCATAACAACAGTTTTGTAATTGGTGCCTTGTTAACACCATTGTACCTAAACATTAGACATTTGCCAAACACTGTGTTAAACTTAGTAAAACAAATACTATCTAACAGGATAGCAGAGAACCCAGGATATCTATTAGAAAACAGTTATCAGAACATGTTGACACACTTGGATCAACCGTTTGACAAAGATCTCGCAGGGTCGTTTGAAAAAATAGCAGACATGGATCAGCGGCGTAAATTACACAGCAGAGCAATTTTTAAAGATTTATACAAGGAAGAAAAATCATGGGAAAACCATTTGACGTAAGCAAGTTCCGCAAGGACATTACCAAAAGCATCGAAGGCCTGAGCATTGGATTTAATGATCCAACAGATTGGATTAGCACAGGCAACTTTGCCTTGAACTATCTCATCAGTGGAGACTTCAATCGAGGCATTCCCTTGGGCAAGATTACAGTGTTTGCCGGCGAATCTGGTGCAGGCAAAAGTTATATCTGTTCAGGCAACATTGTGAAGAACGCACAAGAGCAAGGTATTTTTGTTATCTTGGTTGATACAGAAAACGCACTAGATGAGACATGGCTACATGCACTGGGCGTAGACACTGGCGCAGACAAGTTGCTCAAACTGAACATGAGCATGATTGACGACGTGGCCAAGGCCATTTCAACATTCATGATTGACTACAAAGCGTTGCCGGACGGTGAGCGCATGAAGGTGTTGTGGGTTATTGACTCATTGGGCATGTTGTTGACACCAACTGATGTCAACCAATTTGAAGCAGGCGATATGAAGGGTGACATGGGCCGCAAGCCCAAGGCACTTACGTCATTGGTTCGTAATTCAGTCAACATGTTTGGTGGGTTTAATGTTGGAATGGTTTGTACAAATCATACATACGCCAGTCAAGACATGTTTGATCCAGATGACAAGATCTCAGGCGGCCAAGGCTTCATCTATGCATCAAGTATTGTGGTGGCCATGAAGAAAATGAAACTGAAAGAAGATGAGGATGGCAACAAGATCTCCGAAGTCATGGGCATCCGTGCTGGTTGTAAAGTGATGAAAACTCGTTATGCAAAACCATTTGAAGGCATGCAAGTTAAAATTCCCTACGAAACAGGTATGAATCCCTACAGTGGATTGACTGATCTTGCAGAGAAAAAAGGTATGCTCAAGAAAGAAGGCAATCGTTTGGTGTTTGTTACTAGTGAAGGCGAAATAATTAAACAATTCCGTAAAGCATGGGAAGCAAACGAAGATGGATGCCTGGACAAAGTCATGACAGACTTCAAGAACATCAAGACAGAGGTAAGTACAGCCGACACAACGGAGGAATAAAAATGTCAGCAGAAGTAGCAAGCGAAATTTGGGGTGAATTAAAACGATACGTCAACGTGGTAGATCGTATGGATGCTGCCGAAAGCATTGTGGCCATTCTAATTGACCATGACCATGATGTGGACGAAATTCGAGAAGCCTTCAAAGGTGATTCAGATATTAAAAAAGCCCTGACTGCATATTTGGACAATGACAAAGACTATGCAGAAGAGGAAGAAGAAGAACTTGATGAAGAAGACAACTACAACCAAGAAGATGACTACTGATGTGGTACAGCCGAGTAGTCGCTGACCTTGGTAACATTCCTGACTTTATTGCACACTTTGAGTCTGAGTTAACTGATGCCAAGCGTGATTGTAAAATTGGCGGTCTGGTAGAGAAGAACATCACTACCTTGCCGGGCATCACTGAGCATAGGTTCAACCAGCTACAAGAAATTGAGGCTGTGTTGAACTTTCTTAACATTCAACTGCGCAAGATTCGAACCAAACACTTTAAAAAATATCTGGAAGGCTATGCTCGTGCGCTCACAGCACGTGATGCTGAAAAGTATGTGGACGGTGAAGAAGAAGTTGTGGACTTTGAAACCATCATCAACGAAGTGGCATTGTTACGTAATCGCTGGCTGGGCATCATGAAGGGCTTGGATACCAAGCAGTGGCAAATGGGTCACGTGGTGCGACTGCGAACAGCAGGCATGGAAGACATCACGGTATAACATGACTGATCGAGAACGCTGGCAGCGAGACTTAGAAGAAATGGAAATCTTTTTGTTGCTGTTCTTTTTTGAAGCCTGGGTGGCTTTTTGGTGGTGTGTGGAGCATATATAACACTGGTATAAATTTTTATTGTCTCAAAAAGTCACATACATAATGTAACGGAGGCAAAATGAAACCCACAGCATTTGTTACAGGCATGACCGGGCAAGACGGTCCGTATCTTGCAAAACTACTCATTGAAAAAGGTTACCAAGTATATGGTTTGGTAAAAAGGTACAGCAATCCTAATTTAGACAACATCCGCTGGTTAGGAATTGAAAATGATATTGAGTTAGTCACAGGCGATATCACTGATGAAAATTCCATGAATCATCTCATGCGCAGTATACAACCGCGTGAAGTTTACAATCTTGCCGCACAAAGTTTTGTGGGTATCAGTTGGGATTTAAACAAATTGACCACGGAAGTCAACAGTATAGGTCCGCTAAACATTCTCAATGCCATACGTCAACACAATCCCAATGCCAGGTTCTATCAAGCCAGCACAAGCGAAATGTTTGGCAATGCCATTGAACCTGGACAACAAGGTGAGACCACACCATTCCGTCCACGCAGTCCGTATGGTGTAAGCAAATTGTATTCGCATTGGATGACCATAAACTTCCGAGAAAGTTACAGTCTGTATGCTTGTTCAGGTATTTTGTTCAATCATGAATCACCGTTGCGTGGTCGTGAATTTGTGACCCGCAAGGTTACAGACGCTGTGGCACGTATCAAACTGGGCTTGGCAGACTCAGTTACCTTGGGCAATTTAGACAGCGCCAGAGATTGGGGATTTGCTGGAGATTTTGTAGAGGCCATGTGGTTGATGCTACAACAAGACACAGCTCGCGACTATGTGATTGCAACTGGTCAACAACACACCATTGGTGATCTGTGTCGTGTGGCATTTGAACACGTGGACATACCAGACTGGCAAAACTTGGTCAAGAGCGATCCGAGATTCAAACGCCCAGCAGAACTACACAGCTTGTGTGGCGACTCAAGTCAGGCGAGAAAGTTATTGGGCTGGAAACCACGTACAGATTTTGCAACCATGATATGTGACATGGTTAACGCTGATATCAAAAGACTAAGCGACTAAACGGTAACCCCGATCTAATTTCCTCCACAGTCCACTCAGTGTGTGCCAGTTGTTCTAGCCACACATTACGATCAGGACGTGGAGGATTTTCTATCTGTGATAGATCCCAGTTGGCAATAGCGCTGGCCAAACTGTCTGGGCCAACAAATGCTGGTATGCCTGCCATCAATGCCTGCGGTCCTGGCCCAGAGTTCCAATTCAACACACAGTGAGCATTGCTCAGCACTCGATCAAAATCAAAATTGTCATAGGTGCCAACGTTAATCTTGGGCCGGTCAATCAAACATCCTGATGGCATTGAGCAAATACCGCGTGGATGTGGGCGCACCACAATGGGACGGTCGCTGTGCTGTTTGACTTCTTTTACAACATTGGCCAACCAGGAACTTGCGTTAGGTAATCCTGCCCATTGCTGACTGTCATGGCGTTGCATGGCTATCACAATGTTTGTGCCTGAACGCCAGGGCTTGAGATCAAGTCCAAGTGAGGCAGCGCGGTTGATGATGAGATTGTTAAAGTTGTAACTGCCAATACCAGTGCCATTGATGCCAATCTTCCAGGTTTGCCCACGTTGTATCATACCAACTTCAGCAACAATCACTGGCTTGCCTTGCCGTCTAAATATTTCGTAAACTTCTTGGTTGGGACGCATACGCCCAATCCACAGCATGCTCCATATCACAGCCGCATCGGCGGTGAGGTCATGATAAACTACATTGTGCCCTTGGGACACTAATCCTTGAGCAATGGCTTGAAAAACTGGCACTGAATTTAAGGCACCAAAATTATTAAACAGACTGATTTTCATTTAGTTAAATAGTTATATATGTATAAAATAAACTCACTGTGGTATTCTTCTGAGCCACCAAATGGATTTTTTAGTGAGAGGCTGCAGGAAGTAGTAGATGTACACTATCAAAATCGTTATCGTTGGTATGTATATAATCATATTCCTCGCAAGCGTGTCATGATTGATATTGGTGCCAATATTGGTATATTTGCCAGACCCTCAGCTGAACTGTTTGAACGGGTGATATGCTTTGAACCAGTGCTCAAAAATTTTGAAGTCTTGCAAAAAAATCTAGAAAATTACACCAATGTAGAATTGCATAATTTAGGGCTCAGTGATAAAGATCAAACAGCAACATTTGAATTACAAACTCTCAAATGTGGGCATACCAAACAAGTTGCAGAGTTTGTGCCCAACCCAGAGTTTGAACAACACACTGGAGAGTTGACTACACTGGATCGATTTAATTTTCAATCAGTTGATTGGATCAAGATTGATGTTG